AAGCCTTCTTACACCGAATAGGCTTAAAGTTTGAACAAGAACGCACCAAGAAAGAACCTAATGATTTACGAAACAACTAAGAACTGGATTGAAACATTGTCGCTAGATGTGGAGTCCAAGGTTCATGCCGACCTTGCGTTGGCACTTGCAGCTCGTTACGACGACAAAGGAGAAACCAGCACCGCCGGTGAACTTCGTAAGACAATCAACGAACTCAAAGTCATGATCGGTAAGCCTGAGCAGGTCAACCCGCTTCGGGAGTTGCTGAAACGCTAATGCTGTTCCCTGCCAGGTGGACTAAGCCACTATCGGAAGACTTTGAGTCTGACGCAGACCGACTTCTTCAAGTGGTCGACTTGGCTTATCGAGATATGGATAACCCCGAAGGAATCAAGCTCGACGAATGGCAGCGGTGGTTGCTTCGGGCCATACTGGAGCGTTACCCTGCCGACCATCCAGACCCTTTGCTTGCCGGCAAACTCCGTTATCGTGCCGTTGTCTGTTCCATCCCTAGACAATCGGGGAAGTCGCTAATCGGATCGATACTTGGGCTTTGGGGTGTGGCTATGCGTAACGGTCAAACACTTTCCCTTGCTTCCAACGTGGAACAAGCGATGGTTATCTATTCCCGAGTTTTGGCAACGATTATGAGTAACAATGAACTGAAGTCGATGTTTCGGAAGACTACGGAACGCCGTGGCATTGTGTCTGCCGATGGTTTGTCCAGATATGACGTTCGCCCGGCTAAAGAATCGGCTTTGCAGGGTTTGCGTGTGGATACTGTATTGGCTGATGAGTTGCACATTTGGAAGAAGGGTATGTGGACGGCTGTGGTTCAAGGAACGACCGCTTCGCCTGAAGGAATCATTATCGGTATCACTACTGCTGGTGATGCCACTTCTGAAACGCTTATGGATCTCTACAAACAGGGCGACCGCTCTGTAAACGGCGACCCAGCCCTAGAACGATTTGGTTTCTTCTGCTGGGAAGCCCCAGAAGGCTCAGCAATCGACACTGAAGCAATTTTGGCTAGTAACCCCGCCGTCGAGTGCGGCCGTATCCCACTTGACCGAATCATGACCGACTTGGCGACCATCCCCGAACATGAAGCTCGACGTTACCGGCTAAACCAATTCATCTCTGGTTCAAGCGAGTCATGGCTCCCTGCACCGGTGTTTTACAAGTGCCAGGCACAGGGCATTGGTGAAATTGATGGTTGTGTGTTGTCGGTTGATGTTACGGCGACACTTGACCATGCGACGATTAGTGCGGCTAAGAAAGTCGGCGACAAAGTGCAGACCGAGTTAGTTGCAAGCCTTGTGAACCCTACTGAAGGCCGTTTATACGAAATGCTGGTAAGTCTTTACCGAAACACTAAAGCGACCGCTATCGTGGTCGATGGTGGCCGTATGCCTAACTTGCAGAAGCGTTTGAAACAGAATGGTTTGCCGTTGTGGTCTTTGTGGTCAAAAGAAGTTGCAGCTGCCGCTTCCACGTCTTACAGTCTGTTCCAGCAAGGCCTTATCGAATGGAACGGCACAGATCAGTTGCTTGTTGCTCAGGTGCCACGTGGAGTGGTTCGTTACTCGGGGGAGAACTGGTTTTTATCCAGGCGTGATTCGTTTGGCGACATCGATGCCGTTACAGCAACCCTTATGGCTGTTTATGTGGCGGTGCAACACCAGCCGGCCACGATCGGAGTTTTTTAGACACGCCGAGTTGCTTTACATAATGTAAGTCCTAAACATTATCATTGTTAGCGATGGCAAGTATCTGGCAACGCATTTTCCCTAAAACTGAAACTCGGGCAGTAACCCCTGTGATTCCTTCACGCTCTGCGACTCTAGCCACTCCCGAAAGTGCTTTGACGCTTACTGCGGTCTGGCGTAGCGTTCAGATACTTGCCACCACCGTTTCAAACCTTGGGCTTATCACCAAACGCTTTGCGACCGGTATGGAAATGGTTGTCGACAACCCTGCGTTTATAAACAATCCTTCCTTGCAAATGAAACGCCACGAATTTATTTATTCGACCGCCACCGACCTAGCCCTTTACGGAAACGCTTTCTGGTATAAATCTTTTGACTCTGCTGGTCGAGTAAACGACGTAATGCAAATACCAGCTTGGCAAGTGTCCATCGAAACCGAAACCGATGCTCTCAACTCTCCTAGACGTTACGTTTACCTGAACGGTGTTTACACTCAGAACCAAATTGAACACTTGCAGCTCTTTCCTAGGGCTGGCTGGCTTAAAGGGCCTTCACCAATCCAAACGTGCCAGGAAGACATTGTTGGGGCTTTGGACTTGCGTGATTACCAAGCGAACTGGTTCTCAGCTGGTGGCGTTCCGACCGGTGTCCTAAAAACTGGTAAAGAGATCAGCCCAGACGATGCCCAGACCATTACTAACACTTGGAACACTAAACAGGCCACACGCCAGATTGCTGTTCTTGGTAACGGGTTTGAGTATCAGCAAATCGCCCTAAAGCCGTCTGAAGCATTGTTTACGGAAGTGTCTGCACAATCGGTTCAGCAAATCGCCAGGTTGTTTGGTATCCCACCACGCAAACTCGTTACCGGTGTTGACGGAACTAGCGACACTTATTCAAACTTGGTTGACGAAGAATCTGCGTTTTATCGTGAAACCATTCAGGCTTACACTCGTCCAATCCAGGATGCTTTGTCTAACTGTCTACCACGTGGCTCCCGAGTGGAGTTTATGTGGGAAGACCTTGTTTTGTCCAAGTCTGATCGCCTAAAAATGTGGTCTGACGCTATTGCCGCCGGCATTATCACTCCAGAGTATGCCGCTCAGAAAGAAGGCTTAAATGTCTGAAATTGAAACTCGCTCTCTAGAACTAAGACTTGAGAACCTAGAAGAACGCACAATCACTGGTTTGGCTGTTCCTTACAATCAAGACGCAAACATTGGTGGCGTTTACAACGAACGATTTGCACCTGGTGCGATTGACTCCATCGAAGACGTAAAACTTTTTTATGGCCACGAAACCCCTATCGGTGTTGTTACCGATGGCCGGGAAACCGATGGCGGTTATGAGATCACTGCAAAAGTGTCTGAAACCACTCTCGGTAACGATGTTCTCACGCTTATGCGTGATGGAGCATTAAACAAGTTTTCGGTGGGCTTTGTGCCTGTTTCACAAGAACAGGATGGCTCAACGATTACACGCACCAAGGTTTCCTTAAAGGAAGTTTCGGTCGTGCCTTTTCCTGCTTACGCAGGTGCAAGTATCACCGAAGTGCGAGATGAAGAACGTGAAATCGTTCAACCTGCCGCACCAACCCCTACCCCTATCAAAGAAAGCGAGTCCGAATTGGAAAACTCCAACATCGAACTTGACGTTCGCTCAGTGCAGGATGAAGTTGCAGAACTTCGCCGAGTTGTTGAGTCAAGCGTCGCTCCAGTAGCCCCATCGGCTCCTGAATACATGAAATACCGCTCATTCGGCGAATACGCTCAGGCGTTTGCTAAGAACGAGCCTGCTGCTGTTGAGTTGGCTCGTGCCGCTTCGACTTCGGCAGATACCTACGCCGCTCCTGGCTACATTGGTTACATTAACAAGCTGATTCAAAGCAACCGCCCATCGTGGAACGTATGGTCGACTGCTGTTCTTCCAGCAACTGGTATGACCGCAGAATACGCTGCAATCACTGGCAACACTCTTGCTGTTGGCGAGCAGGACCCAGAAAACGAAGCACTATCATTTGGTAACCTAACCATCGCTTCGGTTTCGACCCCTGTAAAGACCTATGGCGGTTACACCACCGTTTCAAAGCAGGCTTTGCTACGTGGATCAGTTGACTTTGCTGGAATCGCATTTGACGCACTAGCCGTCGCTTACGCCAACGCAACCAACACTGCTGCTAAGAGCAAACTTGCAAGCCTAAACTTCACCGGCAAGGTCTTCGACCTAGACGGCGGAACTGCTGCTTCAGTTATCGAAGGTCTAATCGACGCAATCAAATACATCAAGGTTAACTCTGGTCTAAACGCTGAGTTTATTCTTTGCTCTGCCGCTGCTTACAAATACTTCATGAAGATTGCCGACTCATCTGGCCGTCCAATCGTGAACGTAAACAACGACGGTTCAAACACCTTCGCTACCGCTAACAACGACCTAACCGGAACCATCTGGGGAATCCCAGTAGTTGTAGACCCAACCCTAAGCGACAGCTTCGCCATCCTGGCTAACTCTCGTGGACTTCTAACCATGGAGTCAAACGGTTCGGGAACTCGACTAACTTCTGAAGATGTTTCGACCTTGACCGACACACTTTCTCTATACGGCTTCGCAGCAATCGCTGCACCGTTTGAGTCAGCAATCGTTCAGCTAGACATCACCGCTTAGTCCGACTAATGGCTGTAACGGTAGAAGAATTTCGTGCTTACATTGGCACTGATGAAACAAGCGATTTTGTTTCAGAGTGTTTAACTGCGGGCCAAGCGTTAGTAACAAAGTTTATTGGAACG